GCCCAAAATCCCGACTGCTGTCTGGATCAACCCACCAAAGACAACGGAGGAAAATCAAGCCTAAAGTCCAAATGCCACTGTCTCAAAGTTGTTGACACGTTCCGGCGCTTCAAATACTTCCCGCCGCTTTTCCCGACCATCGCTAAGGACAGTCGGGATTGCGTAGGGAAAGCGGCCCCTGAGGACGGTTGACCCGTCCGCAGAGGTGCGGACTTCAAGCCCGCCTTTGGAACCGCCCCAGAGCATTACGCCGCCAATCCGGTCAGGATGCGCGTTTGCAGGCCACGCGGCGCGGTATAGTCCGCCGTGACAAGTCCGGTCAGCACAAGGGAACCTTGCCCCGCCTTGGTGAACGGGTCACGGATCAGATCCACCCCGCCGTAAAGGCCCAGATAGCCCGGTGCGATACCCTGCACATTGGCCGTCATAACCGCGCTGGCCGTTGGAATGACATTGCTGACAGCCGGGGTGCCTACATGCTTTGTCAGGCGGTCCCATTCACTGACAGCCGTGCCAGAGATAAGAGCCTCATCCAAGTCAGCCCAGATCGCCGGATTAAAGGCAAGATTGACCTGAGACGCGGACGTGATCGCGTTGGCTTCCATGAAGGCCACCACCTCAGCACGGAACGCTGCCCATGTTGCGATTGCGCCGATTGCGGTTGACGTGATGCCGTATGTTGCTGCGCCGGGAATGATGCCCAAAGGCTGACCATCTGCGCCCGTGCCATTGATAACCACGCGGTCAAGTTCCGTGCCGATCACCGCGTTAAGGTCGCGCCGGATACTTTGTTCCAGACCTTCGCCCGCCATTTTGAGCGACTTGCGGCTGATAATCATCTGCGCCCCGCCCGTGTGGTCAGGCGACAGACTACGTTCGGTTGTCGCGTAAGGGTTTGCGGCCCCCACGTTGGCAAGTTCACCGTCAGCCCAGCCAAACACCGCGCCGGACGTAGCAACCGGGAACGCCAGCTCACCCCGCGCAATGCCGATCCGCTGGACGCCAAGCTGCGCCGCTACCGAGTTCGGGAAAATGCGGTCAATCGTGGGGCGAATTGCCTTCGGGTCAATTTGATCACCTGAGACAGTTTCACCCGCACGGGTTTCCAAAGCGGCGTAAGGAATTGGCGTTCCTTGGTAGCCACCGGATGCCCGCATTTCTTCGATGATCTCTTTCGTGGCCCCGTCAATCGCGGTGCCTTCGTCCAGAGAGCGGGCCACTTGGCGCAGTTCAAACTTGCCCATCATTTCGGCCCATTCGGAACCGGAACGGGTTTCAAGTTCGTCCTTTGCCGCGTCACGTTGCTCATCCTCAGAGATAAGCGCAGCGCGGTATTGGGCTTCCTTGGCACGATATTCCGTATCAAGTTCACCCATCTTGCGGGTTTCGTCCTCAGACGGGGTTTCGATGTTTGCCAGTTCGGCAAGGTTTTGGCGAATTTCGGAACGTCTCAGTTCCAGCTTTTTAGATGTCAGCATTTGATTTCCTTTCATGCTCGACAGGGTTTCGCTGCATGTCGCGCAGCAGGTCGCGCCATTGCTGGCGCTTTGGGGTCAGGGGCTTATGCCCCACCTCAATTCGGGTTTTCCGCGTGTGACAGGCACCGCAGAGAATTTGTAAATTGGTCAGCGTGTAGGCCAGTTCGGGGTGCGTTCGGACGGGTTGAACGTGGTCACACTCAAGCCGCTTGTGGGTGCCACACTGGACGCAAACCCAGCCGTCACGCTCAAGCGCCTGCATCCGCAACGCCCGCCACCGGGGGCCGCGCGTGACCGCCTTGGAATGGCGGATATGTTCCTTGCGCCTAGACATAATCACGCGCCTGAATTTCATAGAAAAACAGCGTTCCGCCGGGGGCGTGTGGAACCACGCGAACAATGCCCAGATCGCTTGTGCCGATCTTGATCTTGTCCGTTGTTTCTGGCGTGATCGTCAGACCCTCGACAGAAACCAAAACCCGTTGATCGCCCACGTCCATCAGGGCAGCGGCAATAAATTCCTCATTCACAGTGAAGGTGGCGACAAACGCCGTGCAGGGATATGGCGTTGGCGGGTCAGGGTTTGGAACCGTTCCGAACCCATCATCAATAGGCGGCAAGGGCCGCAGCAGTGTTGCCGCTTGTCCGTGCTTTTTGATTAGGCGCGATGCCGTGCTTGTCAGCCCCATGCTATTCTCCCTGTTTTTTGTGAAGGTGCGCGGCGCATACGAACGCCCTGCGCTACGGCCAGAACAGTTGCCGCCACGGGGTCGATCCGCGATGTGGAACGGCCAGCGGCCAGCTTGTGATTCCCAGCCGGGTCAACCAATGTGATCGCGTCCGCAAATGCAGAGCGCAGCAACAGTGACGGCATGGTTTTCACCTCGCCCTCAAACACTGCGCGGCGCAGACGTTCGCAGTCCTCAGAGCCGTCTTTCCAGCCAAAGCCGCGCCATATGAACGGGACACGATCAAGGCCCGCGTCACGCAGCGCCTCAAGAAATTCAGCATGGCGGAACCTATCGCCCACGATTGCCACCGGGCTTTGACCGTCCAGCTTGGTCACAACGTCAGCCATGAAACGGGCAACAGGCACGGTTGCGTCACCCATCGTCACCAGTTCGCCACGATCCGCCATTTCGATGTAACGCCCGGACACGCCGTCAGCTTGTCCACGATCCGCCAAGCCGGGCTTGCACGGGAAAGCCCCGACACATTCCAGCCGTCCAGTCTCAGACCAATACAGGGACGCCGCCGACATAGACCGCGACCCGCCAAGGTCGATACCCAGCACAACAGGCCCGTCACGCGGGGGCAGGTCGTCAGGCGATACCTCGCAAGATAGCCATTCATCGACAGTCAGCAGCACAGACCGATTGTCAGAGGCCACCCGTTCGTTGCGATTCAGGTTGCGGAAACTGGACAGGGCAGAGCCACCCCGCGCAATCGCCCGCCGCGCCTGCGCCACAAGCCACTCAGGGGTTGAACCGATACCCTCCTTAGCGCCGGGGTTTGCCACCAGCAGGCTTTCCAGATCGTCAGGCGGCAAGCCCGCGTCAGGGCGATGTTCCTGCACATAGGTGCCGGGGGGCGGTTCGTCTAACCATCGTGAAAAGGTGTTTGCATCATCAGGGGCTGAGGTGCTGATAATCAGCGCCCGCCCGTCACGCTTGCCCAGACCAGACAGGATTGCGTTTTCAAGGCTATCGCCTTTTTCCCGTTCCCATGCCGCCCGTTCGTCCAAGATTGCCAGCGTGGGCGCACCGCCTAGAATTGACTTGCCGTCCGCCGCGATAACACGGGCCAGACCACCGCCATTCTCTGAGGTTTCCACTTCCAGCTTGGACCCCCGCCGGATCGTGAATTGCTCTTGTTCGTCCTCAGGCAAGCCCTCGATAAAGCCGACCAAAAAGCCAAACGCAATTTTCGCTTGGTCGCGGTTGCGGGCCGCAAAGATGATTTCACGCTTGGGCTGAGGGGCAATTTCACCCTTCAAATGTCCAAGAGCGATGCCAGCCGACAGCGCAGTTTTGGCCGCACCCCGTCCAACAGAGAGGATGCCAATGCCAACGTCCTTTGCCAGCGCCCCACGGATGAATTGCTTTTGAAAGCCGCCCAGCTTCAACGCCTTGCCTGCCATGCGCCCCTCAGGAACGATCAGCGTAGGCAAGAAACGCAGTGCCGCCGTGGCTTCTTTGGATGCCCTAACCATGATCTTTCCCCCGATTTTTTGGGAGAGAGAAAGAAACAGTCCCAACACCGGTCCCATACCCACTGTTAAAAGGGGGCATTGGGACCATCTGCGTCAGCGTTACATTCGTTACACCTCCTAGAGGTGTGTAACGTTCGTAACGGCTATGCTGACCCGAACAAGTAACGCACAGTAACGGCTTGTAACGTGTGTAACGGCTATGCTCAGTCATCGTCCTGAACCCTCCACACATGCCCGCCAAACTCACGCACCTCATCCATATCCATCAGCTTGTCTTTGACCCGCTTGAAGGCCACACGCGCAGCACTATCGCTCACACCCGTTGTCAGACCGTGGACGCCACATGCCTCACGCCAGTGATCCACCTCGACCACCTTGCGCTTGGCAGGCCATGTGTTGCCGCTCTTGGTCGTGCCGTGATCGCGCAGCGCGTCATAGAGCGCAGCCATAGCCACCTCATTCTTGCCCCCCAGTGGCTTGCGTGTGGGTGCTGGTGCCTCAGTGGCGTCCACCACCGCGCTTGTGACAGGCTCACCGTCCTCATCCATGCCAAGCGTGACCGAGCGCAGTTTGAAGTGCAGCGTCTCAGGCGGGGCTTGATCGCGTTGTTTCTTCGATATGATTTCCCATTCGGACGTGACGTGCAGTTCATTATCAACCGCCGCCCTCAGGGCAGACGAACCACGCGCCCCACGGTCCTCATCCTTGCCCGTGTGGTGGATCACCATGACGTGCGCCCCCGTGGCCTCACGGATCAGATCACAGTTGCGCACAAACAGGGCCGCATCCTTGGCCGTGTTCTCATCGCCTGCGCCCATAGACCGGGCCAACGTATCAATCACCACCAACGCCGGGGCCTCATCCGGTATGATCTCACAGACCGCCAAGGCGTCACCTTGTCCGTGCAGGTCCAGCCCGATAGGCAACAAGGTGAAGGGCGCAGACGCCATGTCAGGGCGTTCACGCTTGATCGCTGCGAGGCGGTTGCGGATGCCCGCGCCACCCTCAGCAGCGATGTAGAGGACAGGCCCGCCGTTCACGCGCAACCCGCGCCAAGACTTGCCCGCCGCGATGTGCATGGCAATATCCAGCGCCACGAACGTCTTGCCCGCGTTAGACGGGCCGTAGAGCATCGACAGGCAATTACGATCTAGCCACCCTTTGACCATGTAGTTGCTGGTCAACACCGCCTCGATTGCCGAAAGGCTCACAAGGCGGATTTCGATTTCAGATGCACGGGAACGGCGCATTTCGCCCATTTTGATAACAGTCATTACATGTGACCCCGCGCGATTGCGGAAAGGTCAGCGCCGTGCTGCCGTGCCAGTGCCGGAATTGTCGCCCATGAAACGCCACTGCGCTTGAAGCTACGCCACTTGGCGGCAACCTCACCCGCCTTGTATTTCGCGCCTGTGGCGCTCCAAGCATCCGCAAGGGCAAAGCCCTCGTCAGACCCGTTGTAGCGGGTGTGCAGTGCCATAAGGACAGACACCCAATCGCCATAGGGCAGATCGCCGGGAAGGTGCGAAAGCAGTTCCTCGACTTCGCCCGTGGGTGTGATCCGGTCAAACGTGCGGGCCGGGGCTGGTGGCGTGTGCAACAGCATCGCCCGCAAGCCCATCGGCACAGGTGGCAAATCATCGGGAAAGAACCCAAGATACGAACCGCCCTCAGTCCACGAACCGGGCGCGACCACATAGCCGCCCTCGCCGCGTGTGTCGATTTTCGGCCCGATCTTAGACGTGGTGTTGCGACCGCCTTCAAAGTGTTGGCAATAGATGTGACGCCCCCCTGAGGGGGTATGCACGTTCGCACGGTCCAGCAACGCCGCATAGCGTGGCAGGGCCTTCAAAGACGCCTCACCAACGGGTTCGCCCGTCACCTTGTCCAAGTCCAGATCAATGACAAACAGGCCGTTAGCTGCACCGCACGGGATGCCCCATGCCTGCGCACCGTGGGCCTGCCACTGGGCAATGGTGTGAGGGTCGCGGGTGGCCTTTGTCTGCCACCCTGCAATCAAAGGGGCCTTGTCAGGTCCAGCCGGAAAGATGTTGAACGGGATGCAAGGGACATTCATGCCGCCACCCCGCAGAAATGGCGCAGAATTATTGCTGGCGCTCCGGCCCATTCTGGGCTAAATTCATCGGGAAACTGGACGGTTTCAATTGAAGTTTTAGCGCCGTTGAACCCTGCAAGGTTCGCGGCGTTTTCTTTTCCGATTACTACGTTTTTACGATCCTCAACACCTAAGTGATTGATTTCAAATGATACCCGCGTCCGTGTGGGGGCACCAGATCACTCTCTGATCACCCTTTTTTTCAACGATACAAAGCCGTTAGCTCTTCCCGAAGGACACATTTCGGGGCACATTAGGGGCACACAGGATGGTTGCGACGGTGAAACTCAAGCACGTTGATAAGACTGACTCGGGGTGGCGGTATCGTCGCCGCGTCCCTAAGCGACTCGTCGAGATCGTTGGGGATGATTGGTTTCGGCATTATTACAGGGCTAGGACCGAGGCTGACCTTGTTGCGGAATATCCAAAGGGGGATGCAGCGTTTGCCAAGATGAAGAGGGAGGCTGAGGCCTGTCTGGGCGCTGTCGAGACCCAATCTCCCCGTGAGGCGTGGTTCGCTGCGAAGATTGAAGCGGATGCCATGACTGCTGCTGTCGTCGGACTTGAGAACGAAAACGACGATTACGACAGGCGTGAGGTGGTCGCTGAAAGCCTGCGGGGAGTGGCAGGCAAAGCCTTGACCATCACGGCCCTGATGGACCCCGAGAGGCCAGCCCCCGCATACACCCTGCAGGATGCCCGCAACATCTACCTCAAGGAGCGTTTGGGGAATGATGAAGACGGGCGGACGCGGTTGGACAGGGTGTTCAAGCGGGTCGAGAAGGCGCTGGGCGATCTGACAAAGATGCCGTTGTCGGAGCTTAAACGGGAGCATGCCGGCAAAGTTCGTGACTTCATGTTGCAGTCCGAGAAGAAAGGCGGCGGCACGTTGTCCCCAGCCACAGTCGAGAGGGAATTGAACCTTGTTTCGGCTGTGGTCTCCTTGGCGTTAACCGAGTTCGACCTTGATAAAATCGTTGCTAACCGCTTTGAGGGGTTGCCCGTAACCACTGGTGGCAAGGAGGGGCTGCAGAACGAGAACGACAAGCGCGACCCGCTGCCCGCTGATGTAATCAAGGCTATGCGGGAACGGCTGTCTAGCGGCGCTGTCCGGTTGCCCGAGATCGGCCTGTTATGGCGGCTGTTGGAGGGCACGGGGTGTCGGATGTCCGAGGTGACGGGTCTTCTGGTTGATGATGTGGACGTGACAAGCGATCTGCCGCACATCCGTATTCAGTGGAACGAGGACAGGCGGTTGAAGACCCAAGTTTCCATTCGTTCGGTGCCACTGGTGGGCGATGCTCTGGCGGCTGCCAAGGAGGCCCTTGAGTTGCCCCGCGATCATCGGCTTCACAAACAGACTTTGAGAATGTCCCTTGCTTCAGGGGCACATTTCGGGCACCTTAAAGGACACATTCGGGAACGGCCTGCTGGCTAAGTATCTGAAAATTAAGGTATACCAGTCGGTTTGATCTTCCCCCGCTTGCCGTGTGGGGGCGCCATAAAAACAAGCACTTAGCGGTTGACGGTATGGTGGTGCTATCACGACGTTCGCGGATGGTTCCAAATCAACCGCCCTGCCGCAGCTTTACAACGTTATTTGCAGCCTCTGATCTGCTGCGGTCGCGGTGCTGCCCGTGGCGGACAGCTTGCCCTTATGCATTACGACA